ATCATCTGAGTATGTGAATGAGAATCTGGTAAGAACCGAGAATACTAGAATCACCTCATCATAAAAAAAGAGGTCCGAAGACCTCTTGTAATTATTCTGCTAGTTTAGCAAAGTAAGATAGCGTATCATCATCTTCTTCAACTGAGGCAACTGAAGCAGTCGGTTTTAGACTGTTAAGTTCATCCTGAAGATTTTCTGGAAGTAAAGAAGGTGCAGTACCACGACCTTCACTTTCATCCTCAAGTTCTTCATCTGTGGAATGACGAACTGAGTTGCCCAGAACATATCCAAGACGCTTCTTCAAGTCTTCATAAGATTTAAATTGATCGGCACCAACGAATTCTGCAAGAGAGTATTCTTTCTTCCAGATTGCTTCCATTGCGTCATCGTCGTCTAGGAGAGCATCCTGACGGGCAAACTCCGAAGAGTCATAGTTGCGGTAACCGGCAACGTTCTTTGCCTTCAACTTGAAGTTAGCACCCTGCCAGAAGTCAAATGGATCAATTGCTTCCTCATCTTCAAACTCGGGTTGCATTGCAGCAGTGAGTTTGTCAAAGATTTTCTTACCGAATTTGTAGAGCATAACTCTACCTTCATTATCAGGATTAGCAGGATCCTTGACAACATAGATGTTTGCAACATAAGTCAGTTTACGCTTCTGCTTACGTGCGGTTTCTTTACCTGAATCTGTGCCATTGTTCCACAGAGAAGTATTGTACTCTGACACAGGATCTTTCTGATTAAGAGTCGTCAGAGAGTTCTCAATATACCATCCACCAGGACCTTGGAAGGCATGGGAGTATAGTTTTACGAATGGAAGGTCTTCACCGTTTGGAGCAGGCAGGAAACGAATAACGGCATAACCATTGCCGCCTTTATCACATTCTAGTTTCCATAGGCGTTCATCACCTGAACTACCTGCATTATTCATCTTCTCTACTTCTTTGACTAGTTTGGCAGTCAAAGAACCCAGTTTGGATTGCTTTTTAAGGTCTGCGAAAGACATTTGGATTACCTCGGATTAGGTTGGATTGATTGGATTTACTTGGATATTATAGCAAAGATTTTGCAGTTAGTCAACGTTCAATTTCAGATTTTTAATTGTCTGAGTCATGGTTTCAAAAAATGTATTGACATTGGTATTGGGCGGGAATCCCATCAAGATAAGTGACTTCTGCAATTCCTCTTTCATTTTAATTGCTTGTGGATCATCAGAAAGAGATACTCTTGTATACATCAGTTGTTGTTTTTCCAACAATGATGTCATTTTTTCAATGTGTTCGTTTTTTTGTTGCGTAGTTAGAGTCGGAAAATATGATAATTCTTCAAATATTTCACTTTGTAATTCATTAATAATTTCCAGTTCTTCCCGAACAATTTCAGAGTTAAAAAAACTCATGTTACTCTTCCTCTTCTTCTACGTTTTTTTCTTGTTCTTCACTTTGTTCTTCTTGGACTTTACTATTTTCAATTTGCACTAAAACATCAATAGCACCCATTAACTTTAAACGAGTGTTAGATAAGATATTTAACTCTTCATTTGTTTGAACAAGTTGTTCCTGCAAACGAGCAAGAACTTCATCATTTTTAAGAGCCATTACCAAGAATCTCCTTTATTATTTTCTTATGGTTGAACACATTAATATTTAGAAAGGGAGTATATTTTTTTATTTTTAAATTGACGGATTCCCACACCGGATCATTTAACTTCTTATCGAAATTTTTTGAAAAATGGAAGATGATTTCGTAGATTGTTAAAGTTTCTAGAGAGATATTCCCTCCTAGAAACTTTTTTAGAATTTTGGGATGTCCCTTGGAGCAATCGAATAGACTCTCCAAGTCGTTCTCCGATAGTAATTCGTTGCTTTGTTCTTTGAATAAGTAAGTCAAACTCTGTTGACGTTTCATCCAATCGGCGTACTTTCTTTCGCCAGAATTGATAATTTCTCCAATCCATAGGTTCTGTGGGTTGTCGGTGGAAACAAAATTAGATACAAGAAAATTAACGATTTCTTTATTAGAATACTTACGAGAAGTTTTTTCAAACCAATACTTATCTTTCCTTTTATTAAAGGATGCCATTGAAGCACGGGTTTTTGCTCCGTACTTAAAGAAATCATATTTTGGATTTGTAAAATGATTCTTTAATGAAAGATAGTGCTGGTATGTTTCAAACGGGGTCACTTTCAACATCATCTACTCTTTCAAATTCTTCAATCATATTAACAGGAACACTGTGCTTATTGGCAATTAGATACCAATGTGTTCCTTCACCGGGACCAATATACTTGATCTCAGTTTTGGGAATATTATGTTCCCTTATTGCTGCCTGCATCTTAAGATGTAGGAGTTCATCATGAGAAATCATAACGGAAGTTTTGCTCTTGAAGTTTTCTTCATAAAGTTAAGACTAATAGCATCATACTTCAGTCTTTCTTTCAGTGGTTTTGAAACTAATTTTGCTACTGAGTCTACCTCAATGTTATTTCTTTCACAATAATAACAAATTGCATCAATATAATTCATACCTTCCTTTGCTACTATGGTTTCTATTTCCATAGAAAACTTAGATGGTGTCAGAAATTTGCTTTCTAACGCTTTCTCTAGTTCTTTATTCGGTTCCATAGAGTTCCAATTTATCTGTAACAAACTTTCTAATGTATTCGGTAAGAAGTTTGATGTATTTTGATTTGTTTCGTTCTTCGTAGACAACGCATTCTCCATTTTCACAAGCCATGATGATTACAAATTTTTTGACTGGAATATCAGTCATTTCATACAGCATACATGCATATGCCGCACATTGGACAAAATAATTATCGATCCAATTTCTTGGTTTCGGTTTCTTAGAAGTCTTGAAGTCAATTATTGCTAACTCACCATCGTATTCTGCAATACAATCGACGGTTCCCGCAATGCCTAACTGCTTACTATATAGGGAAGTTTCCAGAGCATGAATATTGTCAATGTTTCTTAAAGTTCCCTTAGAAATCTTAAATAAAAACTCGGAAATAGGAGGAACTTTTAGTAACTCTACATTCTTTAGGTGACACTCAGTAAGACTATGGAAGTCGGTCCCACGACGTGTTGCTGCCTTTGTGACACGATTTGCTTCTTCATCACCAACCTTCTTACGCCACTTAACAAAAATCTCTTTATTATAATGACTAGTCACCGAAGTGATAGAAACTAGTTTTAAGAGTTCTTCTTCATGAGGAACAGAATAATATCTGACTCCATCAATAGTCTCCCTCTCAAGAGGAGAGAGATTCAAATCAACATGATTAAACATTACAAACCTGCTTCTATTTTTGCGACAATGTATTCTCTGACTAAACCTGAACGAACAATGTCTTCTATTTGAAATTCAATAATATCAAAGGAAGGCATCTTTCTCAAAATGCTCATAAAATCCATAATGCCATTACGATCATTGGTTTTTGTTAAATCTGATTGTCTGGCATCACCACAGAAACAAATTTTACTGTTTTCACCAATACGAGTAATTATACTATCAAGTTCATGAAAATTCAAGTTTTGGAATTCATCAACAATAATGATTGCATTATCAAGAGTTGTTCCTCTTAGGAAAGAAGTGCTCCAAAATTTGATGGTCTCCTGTGCTTTGAGATTGCCATATAGCATTTCAAAATCCACATCAGATGTCATCTGGAACATATACTTTACCATAGATTTGTATGGAATCTGATAAAGAGAAGACTTGTCTTCATGATCTCCCGGTAGAAATCCAATCTCGCGAGTGGCAATCAGAGATCTGACGATATACACATTTTCATATGGAGTATTCTCGTCCAGAACATCTTTCAATGCATTATAAAGAGTAATAAAAGTCTTACCTGTTCCTGCACATCCATATGCGACTAGATGTTTGTCGTCATTATATGAATCAAATAATCTTTGCTGATTATCAGTGAGGGGTTTGATGTCAATCAAATAATTGGCACTTAAAGGTTTCTTCTTTTTCATTCTCATTGAAGTCATACCTACTCCAATAGAATTTTCTGAAGTCTTTTTTCTTCTAGGCATACTAAATCTTCTGTACTCTTGATCCGGGTGCTCTGGATGCTTTTGCAAGAACCTCATTCCATCCAGGATTTTTGGCAATTAATTTATTTTGCCAGTCTCCAACTTCTCCTGGTTGAGGACAGGTGGAGGGATCAGACCAATCTCTTTGCCAATCAGGATTGTCTTTGCACCATTCGGGCCAGTCATGAACACTCAGAACTACTTCTTTTTGCTCACCTGACTCTTTATTGACTATAGGATATGTTGCCATTGTTAAAAATTCAATATAAAAATATTTAGACCCACTCAAGGGCTTCCGAGACAGTAGGAAACTGTTCAATGAATACTTTCCTTGCACCCTCTGCAATCTGCATATGCTCCTTCTGCGTGCCGTGTGCGGACCTCAGAGAGATGTAATGTATCCATGAACGACATGAACCAGTCATGTAAATTTTTGTCCCTACACACAATGGAAGTACATTTCTTGCACATTCCTTTGCAACTCCAGATGCAAGCATCTGTTGATAAAGTGCCATGGATGAATCAAACAGAGTTTGCATCTGAAGTTCTAGTTTCTGAACTATAAAAGGATCTAAGTCATCAATAGAGTTTTGACGATTCTTATCATCCTGACGACGCAGTTCTGGTAAAGCAATTTTCTTTGATAGCATTGAAGAATCAGCATATCGTTGTGAAAATTCTTGATATGTAAAACTACGATGACGTAATATTTGAGCTGCAATGGCACGAGTGGTCTCAATCTCCAAGGTCATTGTAGATTGCTCAAACACACTCCAATGATTGTGATTAATGCAGTATTTTAGAAGACCCGAATACTTTTCATTGTTCTGATTTGATGGATTAGAGACTCTGGCAATATATGCCATAGTCTGTTCTGCATCAGGGGTGACACTTATAAATTTAACAGTCATTTTTCACCAAATCCTTTGGGTTTTGTTCTTGGAATTCTTTTTACTGATAGTTCCAGTTGGTCAAGTTGCTCTTGCATGTATTTAAGCTCATCACTATTATACAAATAATCTTGAGAAATTGCACTTCTAAGATTTTTAATCAATTGCTTAGTTTTCATCAATCATCCTCAAAAACTTCATCATAGTCCATAATATAGTTAGTAACTGGGTCATCAAAGTTTTCTTGTTTGGAAACACATGATTCCCTGTCAGAATATACTTCGGATTTTAGAGCATCAATTAACAATTCTAAATTCCGGACAATTAGTTTTAATTTATCCTTTTCCATAAAATTGTATATGGTTATAAGTATTTTACACAAAAAAAGGGGGTTAGTCAACCCCCCCTAACAATTTTAACGTAAGTGACTCACTTATTGTAGATACGACCACGATAACAGAATGTACCGTGCGTTTCTTTTGATTCTACACAACGAGTATCATACTCAACACCACGATATGATGTGTGAGTGATCTGTGCGTCATGTAGTGCAGATACTTTGTTGATCTGCTTGCGAATCATGTTTAGTGTGTTCATGTTGTTACTCCTAAAGTAATTGGATTTTTAGGTCCGTTCCTTTAGTCGTTTGCGTCCCAATAGCACTCAGGTACAGATTCCTTTACGGTCTCTACCAACTCAA